TTTAAGTGCTGTGTCGTTTAAAAAACCTTTTTCTACTTTTGCAATAACACCATAATTAATAAAAGCATCTAATGTTTCTGTAAGATTTTGAAGATTAACTTCTTTTTCTGGTAAATATTTACCTATTGCACTAAGTGGACTATCAGGAGATGGGTTTTTTCTATATTTATTAAATGCTTTATAAGCTGAATTATTAAGCCAATCAGGAATTACTTTAGTTCCATTAAAACTAGGTCCATTCCAATTAGTACCATTAAATGTAGTATCTTCTACAGCTTTTAATATATCATCATAATTTTCAGCTTCAAATAATTTAAGTGCAAAATCTGGATCTTTATTAGCTTTAAGTAACTGTAAAAATTTATCTGGACCTTTGTAATCTAAAATTATATCTGCTACTGCTTGACTTGTATCTTCTTTCATAAAGTTTCTTGCAACTTCTAAAGCATCATCTAATTTTCCTGCTTTTTGTAATTCTTTTAATTTACTTAAAGTTTTATTAGCTGTTTTTAATTTTTTCCCTGCTTGTACTCCTTTCGCACCACCAAAAGTAACATAAGTTGTAGGATCAAGAAATATCAAAGCAGCAGCATCTATAAGTCCAGATACCCAAAAATCTGCTCTTTCATTTTCTATACCAAGCACAGCATCTGAAATATATCTACCTGCTGTTATGCTTCTTCCACCATAAAGATTTGCTTCCTTTAATCTGTTAGCTTCATCTTCTGCTGGACCTGCTGATATAAAACCTGTTCCTGTCATTTCATCATAAATTTCAGTAACACCTTTTACACCTAATCTTTTATATGCTTCAGGTATGTTTTGTATAAAATCATCTGTGTCTAATTCAGCTCCTTCAGAGATTTTTCTTAAAACTACTTCTAAAGAACTAGGACCAGCATCTTTGTATGCTTTTTGTTGTTTTTGTTGGTTAAATTCTTCTGGAATACCAAAATCTTTTTTAACAAGTAACTTGCCTATTGAAGTAGCTAATGAGTTTCTATAATTAAATTCGCTTTCTTGAGTAGGAATAGGAGCTCCTGGAAATTTTTTTCTTAATTCTTTTATTTCTTCTGCAGTTAGTTCTTCTCCTGTATCTGGATTACGAAGTGTTTTACCAGGTGTATTTTGTTGTGGTGTAAGTAAACCAGCTAATTGCCACGCTTTACCTATTTTTTGTGCTTCCTCAGGAGTTAAATTGTAATCATCTTGTAAAGTTTGTTCTAACTCACCTGTAAGCATAATATTTGCTCTAACTTTTCTTTGATACAATTCTTCTAAACCTGCTGTCCAAGTTTGAAATATACCTCTAATAGTTCTTTTTGTTCTTTGTCTAAGTGGATCTAATTTCGGTGTTGATTCTATATATTCTTCATTTGATTCTTTTAAATATTCTCCTATAGTGCTAACAAAAGATGGTGGAACTTGTGTAATGTGATTTTTATGTGTTTGAGCATTAATTTTTGCTTGTTCTAATGAAGCAAGTTGTATATTTCCAGGTGTAGCATTTACATACGCTAATGAAGAAAGAACACCAGGTGATAAAGTAGGATCACTTTCTTTTATAGCTGTAGCGTTATTTGCAACTTCTGGAGTTATATATAAATCTTGATATTTTTCTATTTGTGCTCGTTCTAGTTTTCTTTTCTCATCAAAAGTTTTGTAACTATCACCATATAAATATTGATAAGTCATTATTCATTCAAGCCAGGTTCAAATTGTGCTAATCCTTCTTCTGCTAAAAATAATGTATCAGATGTAGGGAATGCTTCTGCTAAGGCTTTCATAAATAAATCTCCTCTTTGTGCTGGAGTTAAAGTTTCGCCCATTCTTCCTGCACCTATAGGAGCACCATCAGTAATTGGTTGTTCTTCTATAATTGTTTCTGCAAAAACATCTACTGGTTTAAAAGGTCTTTTTGCTCCAGATCTTTTAGGTATTTCATCTTTTGGTAAAGGCGACATCTTTTGCATTTCTGTTAATTCTTCTTGTTCTCCATAAGTAACACCAGGTATTCTCTTTACAGCTTGTGTACCACCAGGATTCCTACCTGTTGAATAAGAAGAACCATTAGTTGAATTTGGACTTACACCTCTATTTGAATTACTCCTCGTTGCCATCTTCATCCTCATCATAGTAAGCAAATGTTGAACTAATAATCATATAACCAAATGGAAATACAAGTGGTGGTAATTGGTCAGTAAAAAAATGTGGTTCGTTTAAATTTTCTTCTAATAATATATCATTACATTGTTCATCTACATCCCATAAAGAGTTGTGAACTATATCAGCAAACTTTTTATTAATATTCACTATCCACCCATTCCTTGTAACATTTGTGCAATCCCAGGTGGTGGTCCTTGTGGTGGCAAGGATTGTCCACCTGGTCCTGCTTCTTCTACAAAAGATACTTCTTCCTCAGTCATTTGAGGTTCTTGAGGAGTAAAGAACTTATCTAAAATATTTTCTACATCACCAGGATTCTTTCTAATTTCAACAATAGCCATTGTTGCTCTTTGATCTCCTTGTTGTGATTGTGCAAGTAAAGTATCAAATAAAACTTTATCTGCTTTCTCTCTAGTTATTCGTTCATTAACTCTAACTATGTTATCTAACCCATCCATATTTTCTTGTAGGGTTTGAGTGTCTATAATACCTGCCTGAAGTAATTGCAGCCCTGTAACTATCTTCTGTGGTTCATCATAACCAGCCATAGCACCATACACTCTGCGTGTCTTGTAATTAAAACCTATATCTTTCTCTGGATCATATTTCTCTGAAAAGAATTTATTATTTGAATATCCTGATAACTGTTTTGGTTTACCACCATACATAATGTTATCCCACTCAAGTCTTTTAGCATCTGTTTGTTCTATAGCATCAGACATAATGGTATGATATTCTCTAATCATTAATGACATTGATGCACCTAATTCTTCTAAACCTCTACCAGTAGCAAAGCTAAGTGGAGATTGTGAGTCATCAGTAACTGGATATGCTCCACCAACTCTTAGTTGTCTTTCAACTCTATCTATCTGTTGGAAAATCTGATAAGGAACATTTGATGCAGGTTTAGAAACCTGTGTACCAGGAGCTAAATAGTTTACAGCAAATCTGCCTTTTCTATATTGTCCTGACTCAAGTTCACCTGAAATGTTTGTTTCAGTAAAGACTGCATCTTCCATAGCAATAATGCTCATAACATTAATCTTTGCCATAGCTGCCATTAATCCAATTATTTGGTCATACTGTCCTTGTAGCTGGTCAAATGAAAATTTCTTTGCTACAACGAAAGCAGGACCACTTTTAAGTGGGTTAGGAATAAAATCAAATACTGTACCTGATGACATATGGAATATATAAGTTCCTTCTTCATTGTAATATTCTGATATTAAATCACCTTGTCCGTTTGAGTTCGCCCAAGAACCTGAATAAGAATCTGTATAAGGTGAAGCTGAACCACTACCAATAGATAATCCAGTACCCATATCTTTGTCATAAATTTGTTTTTTAAAGTTTGGATAGACTTTAGCAAGTGCATATTTTGGAACTCTACGAACTATAGACATTTCCTTTGGTTGTTGGTCTGCACCAAAATAACCAGGAAAACAGTTGTAAGGATCTCTTAGTTCTGCACAAGGATAAGGAACTCCATTAGCATCTTTCTTTTCTCTAATAACCCAAACAGCAAAACCATAACCAGGTAGCCATCTACCAACTTGTGGCATTTGTATATCTAGTCTTTGGTTCTCATCATAAGCAGATATGATTCTTGACATCTTCTCTGCTTTTTGTTTGGACCTTTCAGAATCTCTATCGTTTGGAATATCAATCTTTAAATTTGGAATACGACCTATTTTTTGAGCTAAGTGTTCTAGTCCTGTGGACATTAAGTTAGGAACTGGTACTTGCCAATCTTGAAAACCTTTGATCTGGTCGCCTAGTAAAGCTAGGATTCCTGAAGGACCACCATTCATTATGGAACGAATACGACCTCTTGTTGCATAGGCATCTTGGTTATCGTAATGTAACTGCGTTATTTTATCTTGTAATTCACTTGCGTTCATATTAATTCCAAGGAGCTTCGTTTATTTCGCTCAAATCCCATTCTCCAAAGCTAGGTTTATAATCTAACCCTACTTCAGCTAGTCTTTCTTTTTGTAATCTCCTTATGACACGCATTGGAAACCAACTTGCCATAACAACATCACTCTTATTATTTCTTCCAGTTTGCCTACTAGCACCTGTTGAGAAATAAATTAATTGTCTACGATATATATTACTCTTTGTTTCGCTTTCTGCACTACCATAAGGCAAACTAATTAATTGTTCCTTGAACAATTCTCTCATACTTCCAACACCAAAGATAGGATCAAATTTATTTTTCTGTGTCTGATGTCCTTCTAAGTAAATACCTACTCTTGTCGTATAGTCTTTTAAATCTCTATCTTGTCTAATTGCTCTTTGAAATCCGTTCTCCTCAATTACCCAATGAGCTAGATGATACTTCTCATACCATTTCTTAATAGTTTCTTTTGCTTGTATTACTCCACCACCTTCTTGATTTTCTATATCTACCATATACATTTTTCCTGTTTCAGTATTTACAGCCCACAAGAAACAAGCCTGATAACCAGTAGAAGCTGGATCAAGCCCTGCAATAAGTTGTGTGTTAGCTGGTATGTGTCCAATACTTCTGTTTACATCTCTACATAAATCTATTTCTTCTACATCAAACATTGTAATTCCATCAACAAAGGCTTTATTCAAATACACCATTTCAAAGATAGCTTTACCACCTGTGGTTTCAGCTGAATGTAACCTAGAGCGTAACCATTTGTAACTTCTCTTACTTGCCCATAACATACAATCTTCGTGTAACTCTATATCGTTTTCTGGCAAGACACACTCTGTACTATGTGCTTCTTCTACGATTGTTTCCATCTCTGGGTTTTCTAAAAGAAAGTTATAAATATCTTCAGGATGCTGCCTTGAGCCAATAACAACAATAGCTGTATGTTCCTCTTTTCTTGATGAAAGAGTTGTAGTCCACCACTGTCTTGTCTGTTCTCTTGCACTTGGTTGAATAGTTGTTCCGTGGTCCTCAATGTCATCAGCAATAATCAAATCACAATCTCTTGAAAGAATCTTTCCACCTTTACCTACAGCAACCATTGTTGGAGATTTAATACCAGTTACAGTTCTTGTTCCTACAGTAAACTGTCCTGATGACCAAGATTTTCCTGATCTAACTTTAGGTTGGAACTTTTCTCCTGGACCACAAAAATCATCAGTGAGTTGTTCATTATTTTCTAAAGTATCTAATACAGCACCTACTGCGTTTTTGGCTATGTCCTCATTACCACCAACCCACATAATCCTTACATTAGGATTTTTACAAATCTGCCATACAGCGAAGTGAGTAAGTAGGTCAGTCTTGCCGTGTCGTGGTGGTGAGAGAATCATCTGTTGTCCACCATCTTCTATAGCTTGAACAATATGATTGATCCAGTTTTCGTGAAAGTCAGCTGTTTCGTATTTCTCTCCTGTTTCTGTTCTAAAGTACCTATCTCTAAAATCTTTAAAATCTTTTAATGACTTCTTTGCAGCTAAAGGTGTTTTCCAAGTCTTTTGAGCTTCAAAGTTTTCTTTATCTTCTAGGTACGCTATATACATCTTTGTAACAAGACTTCTTGAAACACCTATCTTGTCAGCAACTTGTTGATGAGTATATAGTTTATCTACTAACGCTTCACCATACTCTTTAACAAAGTCATTATAGTATTTACCTCTAGCTGTAGAATCTTGAGGTCTTTTTGGTTTTAGTTCTTCATCCTTTTTTTTATTCTTAACATAATGAAATCTATTTTTACATTTCAGAGAACAGTAGGGAGAACTTGTCCTTCTTTGTTTTCTACAAGTTTCCCCTAAAACATCATTTAACGAACATCTCGGTCTTGCCATTATCTTTTTTTTCTACGATTACTTTTGTTTTTCTTCATACCTTTTTTGTATGAGTAATTACCCTTCGGCATCTTTTCTCCTTCTATACTAAATACTTATGAGCGATTATATCAAAGGAAATCAATATCCTAATCATAAACCCTCTACTTCTTATAGTAGTGGAAGAACCTGTGTTCAAAAAGGTTGCTCCACAATTATTTCTAAGTATAACAAATTCAAATACTGTAATTCACATAAACCAAAAACATATCCAAGAATCAAAGGAAGAACAGCCCCCAAGGATTTACAAGAACCTTTGTAGGAAGTAAAAAAAATTTTTTATTCTATTACATCAACAGAGCAAGTAGGACACAAACCAGATTGATCAAGCTGATCCTCCCAGTGTGGATTCAAACAAACCCCACAGTCTTTTGTTTCAACATCTTCTGTCATTTTTTCATTTAGAAACAAGAAAGACTTGAGTTGCCCCAAGTCAATCCTGTACACTGTCCTTTTACTATTAGTAATTCACATTACTTTCGTAGTTTGTATATTAATAAATTTATGATAGTATTACAACAACAACCAGGATATTTTTCTAGCTCTTAGGAAAAGAATATTTGATAAAGAACATCAATAAAGTGGATTAGCTAGACCATCATAACTAGGGTTAAAGCCTATTACTTCATAATATAAAATAAGTCATAAATAGATTTGTTATCGGTTTGGGAGGGATGACACAGGGTGAGAAGTACCCACCATTATTC